CGTATGGGCATCTACGAAATCGACTTGTTCCTGAAGGCAAACAACCCCAACAAGGCCCAAAAGCGCTCAAAAGTTTTTTCTCCCGATATTCCTCGCGCAAGGCGTTATTCTCCTGAAACCCTGACATACCCAGTTTCCACCCAAGACATCGTTGTCTCTAAAAATGGTGGCTCAGTTACTTTGACTCTGGCGTCAATATCTGCAGAATTCCTTGTGGATGAGGCTGGCTGGACTCCCGAACTGATGATTAGAAGCAAGGGTGGGTCCAAATCTAAAATTCTTCCCGGAAGTTCTGTAGTTATCAATTCAGGCAATATCACCCTGACAGTGCCCTATAGAGAAGCATATTTAATTTTGACCCTTGTTAATTCTGGAACGTGGGACTTGTATGCAAACAAAGATGGGGCATCAACCTACATTGAATCGGGTAACCTTACAGTAGACATGACAATCTGACGTAAGGAAGTCCCATGGCAGTAGATATTGATATTTACACATTAGATTTGGACGAGTCTGCTCTTGATTTAGTAAACCTGCTGGACGGGGTGCTTTCTCGAGTTGTCGCTCTTTTTGAGTCTTATGGCGTACCCGTGCCTAGACGTCGATACTGGACCATGACAACACCAGCCATTGATTGCGAACAGCTGGTGGTCTCATTCACTCAAATGTATCTGGGCCCTCCTGGAGACGAAGCTTCCACCCCGCAAAGATGTAATCAGCCCAGAACTGCAGTTATGGAGATTATGGTTACACGGGCTATCCCCGTGGTGGGGCAGAACGGTCAAGTCCCTTCTGCAGATAAAATTGAGAAAGCATCTCGAATCTCTGCTGTTGATGCGTGGGTTTTAATGCACTCTTTGAATCTTCTAGACCAGTGGGATGACGCAGGTTTATACGGTCCTGGAGTGATTGCAACTGTCTCATCCGGAGAGGTTTCTGGCGGTTTTCAGAGCATACTAATGCAGATAACAATGGCGGTTCCCTAATGACTTACGGACTACCCGACACTATAGCTGCGGGTGTTGCTAGACGTCTAGCTGGAATGATTAAGAATGCAGGCCGTGGCGCTGGCGGTGGTGGCGCTAGTGGTTTTGGGTTCACTGTAAAAAAACTTGTTATTGACAAAGTTGCTTTGGGGCATATGCTCAACAGCCCTGGCGGGTTAGTGGGGGAATACCTAGCTAAAAAGGGTGACAAGATAGTAGCTGCTGCGCGTAGGCAGGTTGGTGTCGATACTGGTGCCTTGCGTAATTCTATAAAAATGGTCCACTTTAGGTCTTCTAGGGGTCAGTATTTGTGGATTGGTTCCAAGGAGAGCCACGCTTATATGCACCATGAGGGGACTATAGCTCATGTAATTTTGCCAACAAGGTCTACCATGTTGCGTTTTCGGGTAGGTGCTCGAATTGTTTATAGTAGGGCTGTGAGGCACCCCGGAACAAGACCAAACAAATATCTTTCGGACCAGCTATATTTAGTGAAAGTCTAGTACAATAGTGAGTGACATAAAGAGTCGCTCTGCCAATAAAGACAACAAGGAGAAAATGATGGCGCGTTTCAAGGACTTCGGTTCGAAGAGTTTGGATGAGATTGAACCACTCTCATTCAAAATTCACAAAGAAGAGTTTCACTGTATTAAGCAGGTCCAGGGTAAGGTCCTGATGGAGATTGTATCCATGTCTCAGGGGGAGAACTCTGCAATTTCTTTAGAGCTTATTGAAAAGTTCTTTAGTAGTGTCCTCCACGATGAGAGCTATAAAAGGTTTGAGTCTTTGCTACACGACAAAGACAAAATTGTTGACGTCGAAACTCTGGGAGAAATTACCGGATGGCTGATTGAGCAGTACACTAACCGCCCTACCCAACGGCCAGAGAACTCATCGGGTGGGCAATAGACCTCTGGCCGTATATCCACGGTAAAAGCATCATCCAGAAAGTCCCTTTAGCTGATTTAGATGCGTCAGACATGCTCGATGTCTTGCACTACTACTTTGAAGAGGACTTGGTTTACTCTACCCAAATGGAGTCTGAGTCTCGCTCTCAGGTCAGGGAAAGTATCTACAAAAATCTGTATAACACAGAGTATAAATATGGGCAGAAGGTTAAAAGCTCTAGCCTCGATAGAAACGTAGTAAAATTAGAGAACGCTAGTGGAAGTACAGATTTATATTTTGATACTGAACCTACAGAAGAGTTATCTGACATCAAACCGTTTAATCCAAAAAGAAAAGAAGTAAAACCTTACACACCACCAACACAGTTTGATGGTGGGTCTGAGGTTCCTTTTGGAAATATTCTTGATGCTCCGATGAACTAAGGAGTTTCTTGTGGCACTTGATAATGTGGTTGGCTCCGCATATATTATTGTCCACTCTCTGACCGACAAAATAAATGATGACCTAAGGCGAGGTTTTAAAAACTCTGACCGAGGGATGACCCGCTCTGGTGAGACCATGGGCGAGGCATTCACTAAAGGGTTCAGTCGAGCATCCAAATCTACTAACGTATTTACTAGATTTTCTCGGGCCATAAAAACAGCAATCCCGGAAGCTGAAGCTACAAGGCTACAGTATACGAAGTTAATTAGAATATCGTATATTGTTGGACCAGCAATCTCTGTTCTTGTCGGAGGAATTTCCAGTCTTGTAGGTGGTTTGGGTGCTTTGGTTGGCTCCGCTGGAGCTGCCTCTGCTTCTGTAGTTTCATTGGGTAGTATTTTTGCAGCCCTCAAAATAGGTATGTCCGCTGCAAAGCTTGCTCTTAAAGGGGTTTCAGATGCTCTGGGCAAGCTTAATCAGGCTGCAGGTGGTGGTGCTGGTGCTGTAGATAACTCTCGCCAGATTGAGGACGCCGAAAGACGCCTTTCTCTTGTTATTGAGAGCAATAGGGAACGATTGGCAGATGCCAACAAGGCGTTGGCGCGGGCGCAATTAGAGCTAAACGAGGCTTTTACAGCTGGGCTGGAAGAAATACAGCAGATTGGCTTTGGAGCAGAGAACGCTGCTTTAGCGGAGAAGAGAGCATCTTTAGAACTTGAGAAAGCTCGTGAAGCGCTCGCCAAAGCCCAAGACTTACCACCTAACTCTAGAATCCGTAGAGAAGCTGAACTTGCCCTCGAGGAGGCTGAGCTTAAATACAGGCAAGCAAAAGACCTAAGCTCCGACTTAAATGATGAGCAGGACCGTCTGGCTCAAACTGGAGTAGCCGGAACTAACGCCGTTACGCAGGCTGTAGAAAGACTCGCTGCTTCAGAAATTGCTAAGGCTCGGGTTGTGCGCGACGGTGCCAGAGCCCAGGAAGATGCAGAGCGTGCTCTCAAGGATGCTTTGGAGGGTAACGACCAAGCTATGGGTGGTGGGTTGAATCCTTTTGAAGGATTGAACGAGTATCAAATAGAATTTGTTAAGTTCCTTTTTGGGCTGAAGCCACTGTATGAAGAACTAAAACTTGTTGCATCCGAGGCGTTCCTACCGCCTCTCCAAGAGGCTATAACTCTTATCGCAGATAAGGCATTCCCTACAGTGCGCGATGGGATAGCTACTGTTGCTGGGGCTATGGGAACAGCATCTATATCCGTTGCTAATGCCCTGACAAGTTCCACCAACCTTAACAAAACTGCGTACATCTTCAAGGCATCTGCTGCGATTATTCGTTCTCTAGGAAGAACCCTAGGAAATGTCTGGGGTTCAGCTTTGTCACTTCTTACAGGTGCAAATCAGATGACGTTAGACTTTGTCAATTTCTTGGATAAAAAGTCTTCAGCTTTTGCTTCTTTCCTTAACGTAAAGCAGGCTACTGGGGAGCTCAGTGATTTTTTCTCGAGGGCTGGAGACATTGCCGCTGATTGGGGCACAATATTTGGGAATATTGCATCGGGCTTTGGAAAAATAATCCAAGCCAACTTCGGTCCTGGTTCTGGTGGGGACTATCTAGTCCAATGGCTCATTGATGCCACAGAAAAATTTAGAAACTTAGACGACACGGCAGGCGGTAGTCAGAAACTATCTGACTACTTCCTGGGCGTGTCAGTCAACAGCCAAAAGATTCTTTCTTCTATAGGAGCACTTGCTAGTGAGCTATTTAAGTTGGGAGATAATCCAGAAATTGGAGACACTTTTGACATTCTTGCCGAAGGTGCGCCTGCAGTAGGAATTATTGCTGAAAAATTTTTAGAGGCTGGTCCCGCTATGGGGGAGTTTGTGGAGCACTTTGTAAAATTCACCGAGGTACTGACAGACACAGACTCTACAGCAATATTTTTGGGCACTCTGGCTACCGCTTTAGAAGTTATAGTAGGAATTTTAGAGAACGAGCTGGTACTGGGAATACTTATTGCTGTTAGTCAAGTGGGGGCGTTAGCCCTAGCAATCGGAACTATACAGAAAGTTTCTCGATTTGCCTTTAAAGCTGCAGCCGGAAGTGTTGGATTCTTTAGCAAGCAAATTGGGGCAACTACCACGGCAATACAATCAGCAGGAGTGATTATTGCTGGTAAGGGGGAAAAAGCAAAAGTGGCAAGGGGTAAGTTTGCTGGAATGGTTAAGGGTGGGCTAAAAATTGGTGGCCCTCTTCTTGCTCTCTCTGGGATAGCTACTGCAATTGGGACTGCCACAAGAGGAGCGCAACTTTCTCAGGGGGCGTATGACGAATTTTATGCTTCTGCTAGTGGAGTGAAATCTCTCG